CTGCCAATGCATCAACGTGAGCGATCACTCTTGCTTTATGGCGTTTTAACATGTTACCAATAGCTAAACCTTCAAATACACTACCGCCCGGACTATTAATATAAAGGTTGATTGTTCCTACGTCATCACTTAATGCATCAAGCTCGCTTTTGAAAGTAATTGAAGAAACCTCTCCAAGCTCTTCCCATGCCCATTTTGTAATTTCTCCATATATAAAAATGTCAGCAGATTTTCCATCAGCAGACGCTTTCATCTGAAAGAACTTCTGTAATTGTTTTTTACTCACTTTTCTCACCTCCTTCCACAGTTGAAGCAGCAGCAGAGGACTTACGTAATACAGGATCCATTTCTTGCGGATATAAGTCACCCGAAATCCATAGTTCACTAGCCATACTTCCTTTAGGCGCTAAATCTTCAAGCATTCGTACTTCATCTGGTGTCATTGCACCACAACGTATCATAGCTTGATAAAAAGCTGTACGAGCAGCTGTATCGCCTCGCAAAAGACCTCCAAGGTTGAATTTAAAGTACATTCCTTGCTTTCGGTCAGCTTTCGTTAGTAATTTCCGATTAAATTCATGTTCATATTGGCGTACAATCGGCAACAACGTCATGTTTACGAATTGAATCATTAACTGTTCATTAGATGCCATTGTTCCGCCTTCCACATCATTTAAGAAGGATACTGGCACATTAAAAACATTGGCTACCCTTGAGCGCGTTATCCGCTCTGATGCCAATGTATCGGATGCAAAATATTGTTTTTTGAGTTCAGTTAATTCGACACCAGGTTCTTGGAATAAGATACCACCATTTTCTGCATAAAATCGTTTAAAATCTGCAATAATACGGTCCCGTTTATCTGTATCAACATTAGCTGCATATTTCAAAATGAACGATTCTTTTTTCTCCATTTCAGATAAGCTAAATTCTTGAACAGCTTTATCGTACTTAATAGTGTTGGCCAATACTTTTAGTGGCGATAAACCCCGTATGCGTGCTGGACCACGAATGTGTTTTACATGAAGCATATCGGTATTTGCAACATACATTGTTTTTTGCTCGCCTCTAACTTGATACCAAAGTAAACCATCATCTTTATTGATAAATTCAGTAACACACGAAGGATCCAGTGGAACAATTTCATTTGGTCGCAGCCGTATATCACGTAAAATAATCGCGTAGCCATTACCAGTTTCATTTCTGCTTACTTCTAAAGCATTTAATAAATCAAAGCTACTCATATTTTGGTTTGGTTCATTAATGAGTACATCTGAAATATCGTTTTGTATCACATCGTAATTTTGATGTAATTTAATAGGTAGTGCTGAAATTGTATTAGCAAGCCGACTTATAACACTAAATATCGTTTCATTCGTTGCTAATTGACTGTTATCGATGCCCCAAAAGGTTCGTCCAAACCAATTGGAGAAATCCCATGTGGAACCCTTCCAACCTGTACTAGCTCCCGCATATGCCATGTACGCTGTAGTTTTAATTCGTTGCCATAATCTCAATTTCTCACCTCCTTCTATAAATCATGAATAGAAATAAAGCTGATATTGCCATCTCCACTTTCAAATGTTGCATATCTTGCTTGGACAAATGCTGTAATTACTGCAGCAATAGGATCTATTCGTTCTCGTGATTTTGATTTTGAAAGCTTTATACTCTCGTTAGCTGCCATTTCAGCAATCGCATTCCCAACAGCCCAAGATAATACTTTATCGCCTACGTGGGTGATTTTCTTTTGATGTTCATTATTCTGATACACGTAGTCTCTAAATTCCTTCGTAGGCTCTGATAATGTAGGGAAACCTTGTCTAACTTCAACAATTGTTAGCCCATAGTTAGCCATGTTTTGAGCAAATTGTGTGGCACCATATGGATCGTAGCAAAATAGAATAACATTCAATTCATTGTTATTAATGAAATCCATTATCCATTGCTCTACATAGCTATAATCAACTACTGCTCCAGGTGTAACATCCATCCAACCTTCCTCTATCCACACATCATATGGCACTTTATCTTTGGCTCTACGCTCTGACAAGGCTTCTTCTGGCATAAATGAATGTTGACCGACATGAAAGCCATAGTCTGTAGGGAACACATAACCTACTGAAGTTAAGTCAATCTTTTTAGATAAATCGACTCCTATATAAACATCAAGCCCATTTACTTCAAAGGCTTCGATTTCTCCCGCTTTCCACTTATTCGCAGGAATGTAGCCCCCTTCTTTCATATCCACCCATATATTCATTGTTTTTGTTAAGAATGACCGCATCTTTTCAGGGACATCCAAAGCAGTTTTTAAATCAGAACGAATAGAGGCAAGTCCTTCTTCGTATGTAGCTACAATAGGATTTGCCTTAATCCAATTACTCTCATCCTTAATGTCATCCCCTGGATCTAATTCGCAAATGATGCCAAAGTAATCATCATTCTCTGTATCATCATCGGGATTCAAAATACGCGATACATATTGGTATTCAACAAAACATGGCCGACTTAAATCAAATCCTGCTGTAGTAATGACAAACATCAAAGGCTCCTTACGAGCAACCATCCCTGAAAGCAATACATCATATATTTCAGATGTAAGATGATTATGGTATTCGTCCACAATTCCTACTGATGGGTTTTTACCATCACCTGTTTTACGTGTCTCGCGTGATAAAGGAACAATGACAGAACCATTGTTAAAAACTTCAATTTTTCCGTATGCTTCTTTCCATCTTCCTTGAAGTAGATCACTCGAATTAATTCCATCACGAACAGCAATATATACCTCGTCTGATTGGTCTTTTTGCCATCCAGCAATGTACATACGTTGCTTTTCATCACCAAGGAAGGCAATGTATGAACCTACGATTGCTAAGAATTGCGATTTCGCATTTTTACGTGCTAGTTGGATATAAACCTTACGGAAACGGCGGGCACCATTTCGTTTCTTTTTAAAACAAAAGATATTTACAGATATAAAGAGTTGGAAATCATTAAGTTGAACCTTTTCACCTGCTAATACACCTTCAACGTGTTCAAACTCATTGGCCCACCAATAGAAATCCTCCGCCACTTCTTCATCAAAATAAAAAGGACTGTCATCATTTTGACAACCCTCATAGTCTGTTAAGAAGCGTTGAATAGCCCATTTATGTTTAATACTAGCGTTAATTTTTCCACTTAGAATATCATCGCAATAATTAAATACACGTTCTAAAACCCAATTCATAACCTATCACCAAACCGCTTCTGCGCCTCGCTTTTGCCCTTCACAGTTGAAGGGGAAGGGATAACCAATTTCAAGCGAGATGTAATAGTAAGACCAAGATCAGCAGCTGCAGAACGACATTCGTTAAACAATGTATTTTTAGTACGTTGCAATTTTGGATAATCCTCATTTGCAATCACTATTTTCTTACCGTTTTCCTGCTCGATTGTATCCGTTGGCTTTATTTTTCGTATATCTTTCACCAGTTGTAAATACTGATGTTTCGAGTCTAAATATCTTGCTAACGAATCAACATCGAGCTCGCTAAATATTTCAAGAGCCACAAGCCTTTCTGCAATCTCTGTAAATTCCTTCTTTTGAGTTGCAGTTAAATACGTTGGAATTTCAATGTTTTCTGTAGGCCCGCGCATCTTTTCTTCATGATTTTGACGCTTTTTTATTTCGTCCTTTGTTAAATGCTTAGACCGCCCATTCCCTAGAATCACTTGCAACGGCTGCTTATTTCGACCTGCCATACTATCACCTCACTTTCATATTTCATTGGATTTCAGAAAAATATTTTAAAAACGGGTTTTTTTCCGCGGAAAGCGGACATCCGGTGTAGGAGCCTTTACCTCTTTATATAAAAATGGAGGGGGGCTATCCCTCTTTTCTCTCCGAACCTGTCTTCTTGTTATGACATGACTGACAAAGTAGCTGTAAATTATCTTCATCTAATCTTTTATTCCAGTTTTGTTTGATTGGTATGATGTGGTCCACGATTGTTCCGACTGTGATTCGTTTTTGATTCAGACATTCAATACACAATCCATTATCCCGAATGCGAATCAAATCTCGCGCTCGTTTCCATGCTGCTGAATGGTAGAATTGTTTGCTTCGGTCGCTTCGATGATACTTATCGTAATAGCGATTGTTTTCGGCTTTGGCTGTTTTATGTTGGTCACAATAGCCGTCACGAGTTAGCTGTCCACAACCAGGTTTGTTACATGGTCGTAAAGGTTTACTGTTCATGTGTTGCCATCTCGTGTTTGATGGTGTCCATGCGGTTCTTTATGTCAGCCTTTAGCCTGGATTCCTCTTGCTTCAATTGCTCTAACTCGTCACCATCAGCCCACTTCAACTTACGGTGTAACTCTCGCATCTTTGATTGTAGCTTACGTATTGTTTCGTCAGTATAAAAACAGACATACTCACGTCCACAGTTAGGACAGGTGAAGTATGTCTTCTCGATTGAGTTGTGAAGTTTGTCTTTCTTAAAGTGTTCAACATAAAACTTGTGACCGCATGACTTGTTACACTTAGCGTAGATTGGTTCCATGTTATTCACGCCTTTCTTTTATCAATGAAATAAGAAATCCAAATGCCTGATAACAAACCTAATATGAATGTAATCATTGTTCAGCCCTCCATCATTCTGTTTGCTGATGCAGTGCGAATAACACCTGATTCTTTATCAAAATACTTCACAGTAAAATTATGTTGTCCTGGTGATTTGTCGTCTCTAGTTGTGTAATTGTAATGAAGGTCAATGATGGCATCTATATATTTACCATTCAATTTAACCTTTGGTGGTTTATTAGCTGAACCCATCTTGACAACAATTTCGTTTGCCATTCATTCGCCCTCCACAATTCATAATTAATTGCATAAGAAAAAGCCATACCCATTTGGATATGACTTGTTAAATCCATTCTACATCTTTCACTACATGCATTAATTCACTTGGTTCTACATAATGTGTTTTGCCAGTACGTTTCATATCACTGTCTAACAACTCCACTAATATTTCACTACCGTCTCGCTCATAACGATTGATACAATACATTTGGCGTTTATCCCTTATACAAGTAACTACATCATCTATTTCAAATGTTGGATACATACCTACAACTGCTTTTGTTTCATCATTTTCACACCAACACTCATACGTCATTTGTCGAGTTTCTTTCATTGTGCCATCATCTAAAATGTATTTTTCGATAGCTATCGGTTGAATTGGATCATAGCCATAAAATTTACGCCACTCAATTTTCTGCACTGATTATCACCTCACTTTAGTTGTAACCTAAAGCATAATAAAAAGCCACACCTTGTTAGATGTGACTTTGAAAATCAATATATATTTACTATTAATTAAAGAGTTTATTGTTAACTAGTTCACGATACTCTTTTTCCATAAATGACATAAAATCATCTAGATTATCTTGATCTTTAAAGGTAAATGTTTTAATTATTT